GCATCCCTACCTGGACCACCAGGCTCGCCTTCCCAATCTCGGCGAAATTTTTCCAACCATTCCATCATAGAACGAATCTTTCGAAGAGATGGGGCAATCACAAAATATACAGAAGCAAGTGCACTTGCAGTCGCACCTGCTACAAGAATGTTGTTTATCATCCTTCGAAGTTACTTTCAGTAAGACCGATGCCAGCATTAAGAAGCGCGGTTTTTTGTGCTGAAGAAACTTCATATTCGTGTCCTCCTGCATAGTATTCACTAGCAGCATTTACTTGGTCTGTTGATGGAACTCTAAGTCTATAATATGCATTACCAATTTTTAACACACTGATTCCGCGAAGCAACTTGTAACGGTAAAACATACCGAAACCTGCTGGTCCTTCTTCAACTGTTGGTGGAAAAAACTTTGGCAATTTAAAATCCTTTGAGTAAGAGTAACCCCCACTTGACGTGGGGGCTACTGATAATGAATCTAACTACGCAGCGTTAATGCTGGATGAAGATTCAATTCTGTATAGTGCTTCTTCACGGTAACGTTTGAAGCCTAATACACCGTACCAACCAATTGGGCGCAAGCGCATCAATTTGTCAGTTACGTTTCCAATAACTACGTGTGGTTCTTCAGCAACTGCTTCAGCAAGTGCTTGTTGACCAGCAAGTAATGTACGGAATACACGTGCACTTGAACCACCGTCGGTGGCGTTGTACATACGTGGTGATTCGATGAAGTATGCTCCTTCGAATGTTCCAATTTCGCCTGCCCAGATGGCATCGTTTGATTGGTATTCGTGTGGCAATCTCCAAGAAGCAGAACCAGTTTCAGCACGTAAGTCGTGTGAAACTTCAGGGTGGATTGCACACCAGTACAATGCACCTTTACGTGCTACGGCTTTGCCTGCACGAAGTTTTGCTACAGCAAGACGGATGTCTGCTGCTTTTAGAGTGTGTGCTCCAGTAACGTTAGTTGTTGCTGTTGCACGAACTCCTGATGCGTTGCTCGCGTAGATTACGTTGGTTCCCCCACGTAGTTCTGTTTGAACAACTTCATCAATTGAGTCAGCCATATTGAACGCAACAATGTTTGCAATTGCTGGGTCAACTTCTGCAAGTGACATTAATTGCAGTTTGCGTGTGGTTGTAACTGCGTTACCATATTCGTTAAGAACAACGGTTACAGCAGTTGGTGTACCAACGGCTACTGAATCTGGGTCAACTTGTTCTGACAACGGAGTTGTTGCCTTTGTTAGGTCGCTGTAGATTTGGAATACTACAGATGAACCTGGCATTGATTGACGTGCTGGACGTTTGTCTGCGACTGAACGTAGTAATGGTTGAGAGCGAAGTGCGAACTCAACTAGACGGTCGTATGCTTTTTGTACGAGACCTGCACCATTTGATGGTGTAAAGGTTCCTACGTTATTAGCACTTGAATATTGACCGCCACCAAGACCACCGTTAGTATTAGCAGTTCCAGCAGATAATGCGGAATATGCATCAGCCATTTCGGTTTATTTCCTTAGATAGTAGTTAAATTTCCCCGCCTTGTTGGAAAATCATATTTGTGATTTCATCAGCAGATTCTGCATTTTGTAATCTTAAATACATATCATCCAATCCAGCAGGAGATTGAGCATTAGCAGTAACAGAATCGATTTGTCTGAGTGTAGCCAAATCAGGCTTCACATCATCGGGCGTCTGTACTGTTAAACCAAAGACATCAGCATTCTCTGCAATCCAGTTATCGATAACCTCTGGATTCGCCTCAATATCTTGAGGAATAAATTTTGCTATCTTTGGACTTACGCCCTTGCTTTCAAGAACTGATTTGATAACGTTGTGACGTTGTTCAGTCTTAATCGAAGAAAGTTGTCCTTCCATTTCGGAAAGCATCTTTGATTTAGTTTTCAACTCCTTACGAAGTTGCTTTAATAAATCGCTTTCTGATTGTTGACTTTGATTAATGTCATCATCGTCGTCTTCCCATTCTTGATATGTGTTGCTCATCGCAACGCTCCCATTCTATTTGTTAGTCGCAAGCCTCACGTTAAATCTGGGGGGATTTAGATGGCTCTTGCTACCAGTCTTGTTACTCTCGTAGGGGCTGGTCGGTCCTACCGAGGGTCTAAAATGCGCCTGTTGATTTCTGCGCTAATGAAGCAGTTGTAGTACCTGCTTGTCCACCAAACGTGGCTTTTTCTCTTTCTTGAAGTTTCTTACGGCGTTGTGAAGCCAAACCAAAGAACGCCTCTTGTTGAAGTTCGTTAGAAAGATTAGAAGTATCTTCTCCATAAATTTGTGCAAGTTTCTCAGCAGTTGGTTGAACCTCAGCAATATTGGCATACGCTTCTTTAGCAAGATTACCAATCTGTTCAGTTGACATACCAGCAGTAGTTAACTGTTTCTCAAGTTGACTTACATTCTCTTCAGCAACATTAACATTACTCATTGCTGCACCTGTACGAATTTGTGCTTTACGAAGATTTGTATCTAACTGATTAATACCTTCAGTCCCCTTCATCAAAGCAAGGGCAATTTGTGAACGTTGTTTATTTGGGTCACCAACACCGTAACCACCAAAGTAATTACTTAATTGTGTTTTCAAAGCGTCAGGTGCATTATCAATTTTAGTAAACACATTATCTACGCGAGCCTTTGCTTCATCAAGAGAAACAGCACCGCCAATTAAAGCGCTATATGTTTCTTGATTAGCAAGTTCACCAAGACTATATTGATTAAATAAGTCACGATAAGTTTGTTCAGCAGTAAGATATTGTGAAGGATTATAAACTGGTAATCCTAATTTTTTACGTCCTTCATTACCAATAAAACGTGTTTTATATGCTGGTGTTTCAGGTAACATAAGTGAGGCTTCTTCAGAAGAATAACCTTCTGTCATAAATTTTTTAATATCAGGAACTAAAGAATCTAAACCATTGTCTTTAAATTCTTTTTCAAGAAGAGCAAAAGCACTACGGCGATTTTCTTCTTGTGTTGCAGCATAAGGGTCTGGTAAAGTTTGTGGAACTATAGGTGGTACTACAGATGTTGTTGTTTCTGTAGGAGTAGCAGTTCCTATGCCTGGAACTTTAAAAGTGGTACCAGTAAACAAAACAGTTGAACCTGCTGCTTGTCTAGCAGCCAAATTTTTATTAGCAGAAATTGCTTGATTAATTTGTGCAGTGGTAACTTTTTGACCAGTCGCAGCACTTACTGCTTTAGCAATAGATGCAGGAGTGTCACCTTTACCAACTGTTACTTTGCCAGTATTTTTATCAACCGTTGCCATTTATCTTAATCCAAAATCTTGAAGAATTTTATTTGCATATCCTGCTGCTTCTTCACGAGCATTATTTGTGTACTCCCATTGAGGACTGTTGCGTAACATTTTATTAAAGTCTCCAAAGTTAGGAAGAGTTGATAAAGCATTTTGAATATATCTATTATCAAGTTTAATTGTTTCAGGGTTAATCTCTAAAACATTAGACATTCTATTAATGTATTGTGAAGCAATATCTTTAACAGTTAAACCTTGGTCAATAAAAGAAGCAAGGTTTTGATAAGTTGCTTTAGCAGTATTTTGAATCTTTGTTCTAACAGTTTCAACAGCATTCTTATCTGTTAAACCACTAAGAGCATATTGACGTACTTCAGCATCAGATAACGAAACGTTATAATCGGAAGCAAGTTTACGAATATCACGAAGGTTAGCACCTATTGCACCACCAGCATTTTCAATACCTTTAGTGTCAATGTATTTAGAAACATACTTTAAAGCCAGCACTTCGCGGTCTTCATTAGTTACACCAGGAGTAACAACTTGTGTAGTTGTGCTTCCACTACGAATAGTTTTTTGTTTAGAAACATTAGTCTTTTCAAGTTTGTTTAATTCTTTATAATAGTTTTGGAAGTCTTTAGCATCAGCATCAGTACCAATATAGTCGCGCATAAGTTTATTGAAATAATCATACGCATCTTCTTTAGTACTTATAGATGGCTGTAAAAGAACACTTGTTCCATCACCTAAACCACCTAGGTCTTGAGCAAGATTTACTTCATCAACAAACCAAGTATCAAAAGATTTAGTTCTATCACTTAATCCATAACTATCAAGTATTTTATTAAAAGCAGTATTGGCATTAGTAGAATTCTTAGGTGAGTAACCTGGATTAAATGTTTGAATGTATTTTAAAATATCTCTTCTAGTATTTTGGTCCTGTGTTTTAGAATACAAATCGTAGGCTTGTGCTACTTTGTAAACTTTACCACCAAGAGTAATATTGTTAGTAGAACCACCACCAGTAGTTGAACTATCTGAACTACCACCTGGTTTATACTTGTTATACTTGTCAATATCATCTTCAAATACTGGAGGATTAGCCATTATTTATAAACTCCGAATTCATCTTGTTCAAGAAATCTGTCATACCAAAGAGCAAACTTTGGTGAATTGCGTTTAGCGTCAGCAACAAAGTTATCAACAGTATCTCTTAAGACTTGATTACTTGTTGAATTAATATCACTTGATTTACTGTTTTGTAGTTCATTACTTATATAATCTCTGAAGTCCATATACTCAACAAGCCATTGAAACGCTGGTTCATTTTTAAACCAATCACTGTTAGTAAACTCTTCATCTTCTAACATTGTATCAATTGTTCGTAAAGTGGTTTTATATCTACCTAGTTTAAAGCCTTCTTTATATGTATTATACCAATCAGGATTTACAGCCTTCTGGTCTTCAACAAATTGTTTCTTTGCTTCCTTAAGCCAGGTTGCCCCACGAGAATTGATAGAAACAAATCCTTCTTTTTCTCTTTCAGAATCAAGCCAAGATGCAAACTTATTATACTCAGCCCAACCAACTTTAACCTTAGCGTTAATTAAAGCAGTTTCAACAGGAATATCATTACGATAAGTAACGTCACCTGTCATACCTGGTTTATTTAACAACTGAAAAACATATGCTGATTGGTCAAACTTTGTTTCAGCACCCCAACTATTTGTTATAAGTTGTGTAACAAAAGGGTCTTGGTTTGGGTCGCCAACAATTTTAGAAATAAGATAACGATGTTTAATAGACTGGTCTGATGCAGCAGTACTTGCTTCAACTCCTGTTGTATTCTGACGGAATGTTGTTACAACCATTTCAAAATACTCTGGATACTTTTCATAGAACATAGCATCTGCTTGTTCAAAACCATACTTGTTTTGTAGTTCTCTATACTTATTAAAGAACTCATCAAACTGTGTTGCGTATTGTGGGATAACACCAAATGTTGAGTTAACACCAAAGCGTAAAGCAAATAACCAACTAGTTCTTTGAGTAAGTTCTTCAGGTGTTGGTTCTGTTGTTCTTAAACCTAATTTGTATTTTTGATTTTCAATTGCTGTTATCTTTTGCATTTGAGAAAGATAAGCATTGTCATCAATACCTCTTGCCAAAGAAACAGCACGTTTAATGTTTGCTGGTAATGTTAAATCAAGTGAACCAAATTCTTTTGAAGCACCATTAGGCAGAACATATTTATCAATAAAGAGTCTTTTAATTGGTAAATCTAAACCAGTTGTTCTTTGAATTTTTGCATCCAAATAAGGAACTGCTCTTACTAAATTAGAAACACCAACTTGAACTATTGGACCAAATCCTGCTGACCACCAAGGGTCACCAGAAAAAGGAATTGCTAATCTTGTTATAGGAAACTTAAATGAATCAAACTCAGAGAAACCTGGATACTTTTTCCAAGACTTTGGTATCTGTAAAGTTAATAATGGTTCCCCAGTTTCTGGGTCATTCTCAATAAGTTCTTTATTGTATGGGTCTTGCCATACTTGTGTTGGTCTAATAAGAGGTTTAGGATTCTCGAATGCCAACTTAGAATAAACACGAGTAGTGTTTAATGCTGCTTGAATAAATGGTGACATAAAAGAAGTGTATGCTGCAAAGTTAGAATATCTTCTAACAGTATACAGTACACGGTTAGTTTCTTTTAATGCTTCACGATGTGCTGCTTTTTCAACACTAGCAATTTCTTCTGCAGATATTGCTTTACCTGTACGTTGTTGTTTAGCAACGAGTGCTTGACCACCACGTTCGATAGCAGTTTTGTAAACACCGTCATAAAATGGGTGACGTACTAAAGCATCTTCAGGTATTGAGGCTAAGAATTTAAATGCTGTATTGGTGTAATCTCTTGCGATATCACGCCAATTTCTATCTAAAGGTCTACCAATAATTTCACCATAAACAGGACTTAGTTGTTCACCAAGTTGACCCATTCGTGCTTCAAGTTCGTAGGCTGATGGCATCTGTTCGTATGGTTTAGTTGCTATATCATATCGAACTGATTGGTCTGGGAAGTAACTTTGAACTTCATTCCATCTATCAGCAATATAGTTATCTACATTGATTGGTGATTTTTTGTTTTCTTTAGTTGCTAGTTCAACGTTAGTGTTGCGAAATTCTTTTTTAGCAACACGGTCTGAAGAAACAAACCATTGTTTAATCTTATTAAGTTCGCTTCTAATATGTTTAGCACCAAGATTTGTGTCAATTAATAACATTCTTCTGGTTACTTCTGATTGACGTAACTGTCTACCAACAACATATAATGAAGGAAAATAATTAGGGTTAGTAGGTTCTACCATATCCCAGCCATAGGTTCTGTATTGTGAACCTTGCATTAAAGGGTTACGTATTTCTTTTGTTTGACGTTGCAATGAAGAAGATAGTTTCATTCCCATTGAACCAATTACGCCAGACTTTGAACCTCTGAATTGAAGATTATCTATAACAATGTTCTCTTGACCTTGACGTATTTTGTTATATTTACCACCACGTTTTTTAGTAGCAGTATCAATTCTTACTAACATATCTGAATATAACAGTTCTTGTTTATTTAAGTTTTCAGTTACATCATCTAAGTCTTCGTTGATTCTTTGTATTCTATCTTTAATCTTTGTTTTTTCGTTAGCCCTGATATCTTTTTTACGAAGTTTGTTTTGTTCGTTTAGCAGGTTATTAGATAATTGTTTTTGTTTATCTCTAAGGATTACTAGTTCATTTCTCTGCCATTTAACCAGAGAGTTCCAGGAACCTAGTGTTGCTTTAGGTGCTTTAATTCCTAGTTCTTGAGCGATATTGTATTTTTCAACACGGTTGCTAATAATACTATGATATAGATTATTAGATAAATTTTTTGAACCTTTGGCTAAAGCCATAACCATACCCATTATACTTTGTTGATATAATGCTGTACGAATAGAACCTTCTGCTACGTTACGTTGTGGATAACCAAAGCGCAATAATGTTGCTGGTCTCCACACAGAATCAAAGGCAAAGTATGCACGTTGCATAGCATCTTTAATACCTAATGTGGTATCTCTTAAGAAATCTAAATCTCTTTTAGCGAATGTTTCATATAGTTTTATATCAAGTAATGGTACTGCTTCGCCAAGTTGTGAACTTAATACAGGGTCTGTAATAATCCATTCGCCCTCATTGTAAGCAAAGCCTGTTTTACGGTAATGGTTTAGAACGTTTTGTCTTCTTTGGTCTATCTTCCATTTGATAACATCACTGATAGTTGTAGGGTTTTTAACACCTTCAAGTTCAGCCCATTGACGTTCTGTTTGGGTAAGTTTTCTATTAAGACCATACTTTTTATTGATTGCTTTAACCATAGAGTTTTCTATTCTTAAGGCAACAGCAATTCTATCAAAGTCTGATTGTGCAGAAAGGTATTGGTTAATAAGTTTTCTTTTTTGGAAAGCACCCTTATTAGTTTTTAATGGTCCTACTTGGTCCATAAATGCTATCAGTTCGTCTGCTGAACCTGATGAATTTATACCTTTATGTTCTAACCAACCTGAAGGTTTTTGTAAACCTGACCAAGAAATAACTCTAATAGCGTGGTCATATACTGATTGTTTAATTGTTTTTGTGGACCATTCAAGTCCATCAATTCTATTTAAGTTACCTGTTTTAAGTCTTGATGTTTCATTTAAGAATGCTTTTGCTCTAGCGTTAGATATCTCTCCGCGTGCTTTTTCAACAAATGAAAAACGTGAAGGCATAATTGCTTTATCGCCAATGAATGGTGATTCAAGTGATGCATCATTAACACGGTTCATTATGGCACGAAAACTAGTGCTACGTTTCTTTATATCTTCTATAATATCTACGGTTTTAATGCCTAGTTCTTTATCTTTTAAAAGCATTTCATTAACGTCACCGTTATAACGTAGGTCTGCTATGTATTGTAAATCGTGTTTAGCAAGTTTAGTTGATTTACTTCTATCAATAATATCAGCAATTGATGCTGCTTCTTTTTGTAAACGTGTTAATGCTTGTTCGTCACCTAGCATTGCACGGAAAGAATCTTCAGCAATAGGTCTTGCTTTTGCACCGTAGTTCTCTACGTTAATGTCACCAAATACGCCAGAGATAAGTTCAGGGTTATTAGACATTTGTGCTATAGGATGTTTGTATAATCCTGCAGAATCTGATTGTAAAGCGTAATCAATGAATGATGAAGCACCTTTAGTAGAGGTTATTTTCTTTATACCTTCAAGGTCACCTATTGGTGCTTTAGGGCTAATGAATTTACCTTTAGCGAGTGCTCCTGCTTCGGCACCTACAATGAATGGGTCAGCGTACCAAGAAACAGCAAAGTCACCTAAACCTGTAGTCCATTTACCTATGATTTCTTCATCAAATGCTTTACGGCGTTGTGCATCATCATAGATGTTAAAGTCTTTACGTCCACCTGTTGGAACATTAACGCCTAATGATTCTGCTACGTTAAATGCTTTTCTTGGTAGATTAAATGGGGCAAGGTCTGATGCACCAAATAATGCTTGTGTTGGGGAAATCTTTTGTGCAGGTCCACGATAGGTGGATGCAATGTCTGAAAGTTGGAAACCGTCTTTAAATTCTGGATTATCTTGGTCAGTTAAAAGTGCTGCAGTTGAAAGACCTGCACCAACAGCACGTTGAACTTCACCTATTTTATTAAGAGCAGTACGTCTTCTGGTATTTTCAGGTGCAGCATATTCTATGGCTTCGCCAAGAACTGCTTTACCTTTTTCAATAACGTTGTTATCAACCCATTCAGCCCAGTCTGAAACTAAACTCATTCAGTTGATTCCTTTGTTAAAATGTTTATAATGTTTTGATGGTCATCTGTGGTTAGTTCATCAATGTGTGATAAACCCCAAGCAAGTCCTGCGTTGTCAAATCCAAAAGCGTCAAGGTAATTTGAAAAACTTACTGCCCATTCTGATACTTCACCAGCCATTATAGGCTCCGTAAGTATTTTACAAATGTGCTAAGTGTTGCTGGTGCACCTTCTTGGTTAGCAGCAGTTTCAATTATTGGTAAGTATTGTGTTAATTTTCTTAAGTCTTGTTTACGTGCACTTTCAGGTCTACCTGTTCCAACATTTAAACCAATATCTGCTGGACCTGGACCAGCACCAAATGGCATTCCTACTTCTGGTGCTTCGTTTGGTCTTTCAGTTGGTGCAGTAATTGGTGTTACTTGTGGTAGTTGTGCAAGTTTACCTGGAGATACTTTAGGTGTTGTTGCTTTTGCTGGCTTACCTGCCATAGGTGCGCTTCTTTGTTGGTCTAACATTGCTTGACCTTCACCATAAGAACCACCAGCGTAATAACGCATTGCTTGTTTTGAAGGATTCTGGTCTGTTCTTTTAGACTTGTTGCCGATACCTGATACAACTTCTTTAGCCATTTATTATCCTAATTGTGAAAGTAGTTCTTGTAATCCTGCTGGTGGTTGTTCAGGTTGACCTGGTTGAGGGGCCCCTGGAGCGGCTGCAACAGGAGCAGGAGGGACGGCTTGCTCAACTGGCGCCATTGGAGGTACTCCAGGGGCAACTTGTGGGGCAGGAGCAGGGGCTGGTGCAAATACTTTAGTTACTGCTTCTTCTATTTGCGTACCTTTTTGGCGCTCTTTTATTACTTCTGCCATTTTCATTGCAAGTTCTGAAGGGTCTTGTCCTTGTGCTACCATTTCTGGGATAGCATTTGCTAATCCAGACATTGATGCGTTGAGATTGTCGCGCATACGTTGAACATCTATTTGTTGTTGTTCACCTGTTACGTTCATTGACCAAGGAAGTTCGCGCATTACGAAGTCTCTTGATATTAAATCTGCACCAAGTGCTTGTAGTGAGAAGATTAAAGCACGGCTTGGGTCAAGTCCTGACATTAAACCGTAACGTACTTGAATTGAGTAGTCACCTTTAATGTCTTTGCGTGGGTCATATTCTAATTCGTATTTAGCACCGTTAGATACGGTGTTAATTTTCTTTGGTCCTGCAAAAAGTTTTTCATCCATCTTGAAACATAATGACATTACGTCTTCAAATGTGTCTGTTAAAATTTGTTGACCAGTTTTAACCTGGGTATCAAATGCGCCAAGTAAGGCTTGTACACCTTGACCTGTAATAATAGATGCATCAATGTTACCTGAACGTCCTTCAGGGTAACGTGCACCCATACGCATTTCTTGTTGTAATAGGGCGGCTTCAGTAAACGCAGCAGGTGGAACTTCTAAGCCTACACGGCGAATGTTCTGCGGTTGAGCAGTCCTTAACACAGCATCTGGACCAAAAGCAAACTCTTGCAAGTCGTTTGGTACAGCCAATGGTGCGTTGATAGATTTCTCTGCAGCGTCCATTGCTAACTGTGCAAATCTTGCGCGTGCTATTTGTACCCAAAGAACATCATCAAATTGACCACGTGGTTCATTGTCAATTCCTGGGCGCATTGCAACGCGTACCATCACTTCACCCATTGGGTTTTCTGTGCTGGTTAAAACTAGGTTACCTCTAGTAGGTAAGTATAAAAGGATAACGTCTTTGTCTTCATAACGAATCATTTCTAATTCGGAATAAAGGTCAACTTCATCCATTCTGTATCCGTTAAGGATTTCTTTTTCAAATTCTGGGAATTCAACAATAAGTTCAGCAATTGTTTTAATGTATCTTTTTGTGAAAGATACTACACGACCGTAACGGTCAAATTCTGGGTATGAACCAAGTGGGTTTTCTACACGTATACGTGGAAGATTTGATTCTGTATCTGCTTCAACAACTATAGGTAAGAAACCGTAGGTTCCATACCAGTCAGCACCTGTGTACATTTGTGTTTGTAGACGTGCGTGTTGAATATAGTTATTTGCAATAAGGGTTTTAGTGTCAGCAAACTTTTTTGCACGGTCAGAGTTAAGAGTTGATGTGCAGTTAAATGATGGTAGTGGTGCTAAGACCTCGCTGACGTCGCGTGCGGCAACGTCAACGAAGTTTGCAATCATAGCCTTGGTTGCACCTTCAGGAAACATTTCTGGAAATACGTTAACAAGGTTACCCCTGCGTACTTCGAGAACGTCAGCCATACGTGCATCTCTGCTACCGTTGCGGCGTTTTAATGCCTCAACTTTGGCTGCAATTCTTGTTATATTTGTTGACACTACTTACCTCTAAATTTTCTTTTTCTAGGTACATAATAATAGTTTAACGTACCATCAGGGTTAGTTCTGTTTTTACTTCTTTCGATTCTTTCGAAACCTTGTTTGATTATATCAGTGTTTCGTTTATCTACTTTTTTTTTGAAGGGTTGTACTTCTCTGGAAATTTTCTTCTTAACGCTGAAGTTCTACCAATGTTTCTTTCAAGTTCTGATGTTGGTTGGCTTGCGCGAGTTGTTCTTGCAGGTGCTTTAGAGTTACTTAAAGCCTTTCCCATTTTATTAAGGGTTTGGTCAAGTTTCATTTTTCTTGCAGGTATAAGTTTACGAGCAGCAACAACGCCACCCTTGCGTGCTAGGTTTGCGCCACCAACCATTGAAGCAACTGTCACTACACCTTTAGCAACAGACTTTGCTTGTTTAAGGTTATAGGCTTTTTTTTGTGCAGGGGTCATTGCTTTATATTTTTTAGAATTAGCACTGATTGCTTTTTGTACATCAGCAGCGCTACCTTTACGGTTGTATGCTCTTGAGGTACCCATTGATTTCTTTTTATTATCTTTAGCCACTGTTGCTCCTTATTGATAAAACATTTCTGATTGTTGTTCAGCAAACGCTTCATCCAAATCAACAATGAATCTGCTTGCCAATTGTTTCCTACTAGCCCAACGTGAAGTCATATAGTTTGTGGTGGAACCTGAACGTTCAACCCATTCCCTTACAACAATCTCGCAGAACCACAAAGCCATAACCATATCAAATGGTTGACCTTTTTTCATATCTGGTTTCCAGACAATAAGTTGGTTAATTAAAGCCTTAACACCTTCACTATTGGTAGTGGAAGGTAAATCTATAAGGTTGGAGTTTCTAACGAATTTGTTTTCGCTAAACGTTCCAAACAACGGAGCCATCGATGCAATCCCAAAATCGACGTCCCATTTGTTGTTACCAGTGAAGTGCTCACGAAATACGATTCCACGAGAAGCAAGAAATTCACGTATCGCTTCGTCTTTCGTAAGGAATAACTGAAACGCATTTTTCTCCACTACAACAACGTTGGGTTGATATTTTAAAACCCAGTCCTCAATTAGTTGCCTAATTTTTGCTGGGGTAGGTTCAGTCATATTCATTGCATCAAGAACATAACGTTTCTTAGTTTCAACATCTACAGCCATAATTGTTGCTGCTGTTGCACCAGCCATTGCAGGGTCAATACCCATAACAATACGAAACGTTCCATCATCAGGATGACCAGGTGAACCTAAACGTATAGGTCCAACTTTACGCATACCACTTATAGAACTTTGAACACATACAGGGGGGAATATGGAATCTTCTTCAACATCTTGTTGTTGATATACCATAGCCCAAGTTTGAGGCGTGACTTCTGAGCGACGTTGGTAAAGCGCAGGACCATCCCACTTTGGATAGAGTCCATCAGAATCAGGTGTGGTGTCCTCGTCACCGTCCCAAGGACGGTCGCTTCGAGACCAGAGCGTCACCCAGTCGTCACTTTTATCCGCAATCTCAAGAACTGCTGGCATAGCCAAATAGGTGAAAGGGGTTTTGCCCCCAGACCAATGTTCTGGATTGCGAAGTTCACGGTACAAGTCATTAGATGCAATGCGTGTACCAACAATTAGAAGTTTACCGTTTTTACCAAGACGTGTAATAACTTCTTGCTGTAACCACTTGATTTGCTTTTCCCATTCGTGGGCGTTAGCACCAGTGATACAGTCATCAAGAATAATTAAATCAGCGCGGGCACCGTAAATCTGTCCACCCATACCAAGGGCTTGAATCGTAGGGTCTTTCTCAGAAGAGTCCCTAGCCTCAGAACCAAGATACACAGTGTCAGTGCGCCAAGTATCAGCATCCTGTTCCCAACCACCCTCAGGACCATACATAGCCTGAAGTTTCTGCCAACGAGGATGAGACAAACGTTGCTTAATAGCATACACAAACTCGCGTGCCTTATACAAAGTCTTAGACACAATAATAATACGAACGTTAGGGTTAAGAGCAATCCTATAAGTCGAATAATTAATAGTCACAGTAGTAGACTTGGCGTGCTCAGGAGGAATATTAATCAAAACACGGTTACGAGTCGAAGGCTCATACACCATAGAATCGTGCACCCAGGCAGGTTCACCCTTTTCAAGAAGACTAATAAAATTTTCTTGATGGGGGAAAACCTTCATATCCAAATACTGCTCAGAAAACTCTTTAAACGTTACATCAAACTTATCAGACGACTTCTTACCAGCCCGAACCTCATCCCTAGAGATACGAGCATCATCCAAAAGTTCGCGAAATTTTTTATCAGTCTTAGTCCAATACTTCACCGTGTCAGGTTTAACCCCAGCCACCTTCGAAGCATCAGCCACAGTCATCCCAGACCCCAAAGCCTTAAGGAAATCGTCCTTCCTATGGGCACTCAGTTCCCTGGTATGGTGCGCGTCCCCAGCCCTAGCCGACATATACAAAACCACCAATATTATATAATATAAGGAAATCGCAACAAGCGATTTCCATTAAACACTACCCCTTTCGCCACAGGCGTCAGGGCGAAAGCAATATAATAAAAACCCTTACACTATATCTAACCTGTTAGCATACCAAAACCTAACAACACAAACCCAAAAAAGTACATAATCGCAGGTCAAACAAGGTCCAAACAACCACCAAAAGTTAAAAATGGGATGTACTACCCCCCATTATAACTCATATTTAACACTCTGGGGTTCGTTTATTTATCTACTATGGATAGGCATTAGGTAATGATTAACTAAACAACAACAACTAACTAAGTAGTAACTGTTGTCTATCTGTTATTTAATATGGGCGCATTAATTTATTTAGTAATTGCGTTAGGGAATTGTTTTTGTTTCTATTAGAAACAGTTTTAGTTTTAGTTAGTTGTTTTAGTTGTTTTAGTTTCTATTAGAAACAGTTTAAGGAATTACGCGCTTTTAGTTGATGGAATTAATGAGGGCATTAAGACTGGATGACCCCCCTATTGAGTGCCTACTGGACTAGGTGCTACACTCGTATTTAGTCACACCATTATTGAATGAGAATGGGCTTACGCCTCGCTCGCTTTAATCGTGAACCACGACTAAGTGAAATAAAACTCAATAGCGTTTATTGTGCCGTCCCTAGTAATTGTTTCTAATAGAAACAGTTGCTATGGATGACCAAATGGTCATTCGTTAATCATCTTGAAAGGATGAGAAAATGAATACAACAGAAACACTAACCCACGAGAAAATAGTTAATGCTCTTAAAACAGTTAATGAAAATGAGCAAAAACTAAATCAACAGAAAACAGCACTTAAAACTCAAATTAAAGAATTGCAAATGGGTTTTAGGAAAGTGCAAAAATCTGTGGCTCAAAATCTGCCAGTGGTTTCTTTAATGGTTAATTCTGGAATTACTCAAGGAATTACTACTAATGGAAAACTTACTCAAGATAGTGGGGTTTCTAAAACTACGATTAGTAGATTCGATTGGATAGGTGCCACACTCTCACGAGTCGGGGTTACTAAAACAACAGAAAAACTAGCCGTTAAAACTCTTAATGAATTGTCTAAAAACAATTTAGGAAAGGGTCAATTAGAAACAGTTGAAACTATTGAAGATTGGAAAAATCTACTCAATACACCTAAGGAACCTAAGGCTAAAAAATTAGACTTAGAAACAGTAAAGAATGCAATTTTAGAGGGTCAGTTTAGCACCTCAGAATTGCAAGAATTAGGTGCAACAGTTTCTCTACAAATAAAGAACCAAGCACAATAAGCGCAACAGATACCCCCGACCAAAAATCGGGGGTATTTTTTTTGTCTGTTTCTATTAGAAACACGAACCAGTAGATATGGTTATTTTTTCCTGTTGTTGTGCGTTGTTGCTATTTTGTTTCCTGTTGTTGTTCGTTGTTGTGGTTGTTGTTTTTGGGGCTATTGTTTTTGGGCTTGACCTGTGATATACTAGTAGTATCAAGTGAGAGGTGGGACTATGGCTATTCCAACGAGTAAAGTTATTCGTACTCGCTCTATTGCCTTTGCTTCAAATCGGAGCAAGGCATTGAGGAACCAAGCGCACGCGACTAAACCAAAATGTGGTCGTGCTGTGCAATCTTATGACCCAGAAAAGTATCTTAATTTTTGGGTGAACAATCTTGTTTCTATTAGAAACGAGAATGATAATGACTAACGGAAATAAGTTAGTTGATATTCAACTTGTTTGGACTCGTGTTGATGAGTCCGAGCATTGGTATGAAAACTATCTAATGAAATGTCAGATGTGTGAGTGGCGTTTCATTGCTGAAAGTTTTGATGCTATTCGTGATGAGGTTGAGGGACATCTTGAGGGGGTGCATAAATATGTATAATTTTGAGACTGATGAATTGCGTGTTATTCATTCTTCACTTGACCATAGCCGTATGTGGATAGGTGAGATGATGGTTTTTACTGATGATATGTCAGAGGATGAGTGGTTGTGGTACAACTACAGAAAATCTGACCTCAACTTACTTATCGCAAAGATAGGTAAACTTATAAACGAAAGTGAGGGGGTGTAACTATGTGTAGTAATAAATACTATGACAAGTATGAAGGTAAAATGGATAAACTTTTACGTGAGATTGCGAACGAAGGTTCAGCCGACTCAATGGAAGTTGATACATTTATGAAGTCACTCGGACTTGACCCAGAAAAAAACAAATGAGTGAGTTAAGTTGGCACGACTGGTATGGATATACCAAACCAGAAACTAGGAAGGATGAGTATGGAAAGCAAGACGCTAGAGATGACGATAACTGATGACGGCTATCGTTACATTGCTGGAATGTTGATTTCTAATGTTCTGGAAAATATCAAACCACGCAAGGACTGGGCAATAGGTGACGCCACTGTTCTAGTTTTGGGTGCAATAAAGATTGCACGCAACCTACCAGAAGCAGAGTTTGACCTATTGATTTCGTCCCTTGAGGAAAGGTATAATGTATGAGAGACGATGAACGCATTGTCTTAGGAACTTACACGCTGACCAAGCGTGGAGAGCGAGTGCTTATTATCACAGCAACTTTGTTGTTGATGATTGTGGCTGTCGCTGTTGGAACCATAGAAACTATGTAAGTTTCTATTAGAAACAGAAAGGTAGTAAAGGTGGAAACAGAAGTGGACGAACCAGACTCAACTTGTGAGAGTTGTGGTCTTACTGCTAGTGATAGTGGTAACGATTTGGTTCTGATAAATGATGACTCAACATACTGCACAGGTTGTTTGAATTGTTGTGACAGTTGTGGTGAGTGGTATATGTATATGTCTGCAAGCCATTGGTTCGCAGATGTATGTGGTGATTGTCAAGATGACTACTTTGCTTGTGGTTATTGTGACAGCACTACACACTTTGACGACAGTGTGACATCAACTGATGGTGGTGCAACTTATTGTTCTAGTTGTGCTGACAGGCGTTGGTC